GTTTCTTTTAACGACCGCCATACCATTGGTAACAAGATCAGTGACCGCTCTACGATATGTGGTGTCATGGAAGTTGTTCCAATCCAAAGTCATCTTCGTTGCTATCTGCGCAGCGACTTCTGCTTCGGTCTTCACATTGGTGTCCATGAATATTTCGGCTTCCTCTAAACTTTCGGGGATAGCCTCTGGGTCATAGTCCATGTCTACCCCCATCTCCTTGGCTTTCATCAAGAAGTCGCGGGTCATGATTTGACCTTTGAGTTTATTTTTTCTCTTGTCCTTTTCCGTTTGAGACAAAGGATCGACCGCCTCCACATTTGGATATGGATCAGCCGACAAGATTTTATTGACTACAATTTTAACAAACTTTGGAATGATAGGTACGGGTGACCAATCAAGATTCAATAACGATCCATCCCCATTATTTGGGTCGAGACTGTTTAGAATTTGTTTGTATCGAGATGTGTCTTGAGTACCATTCGCATAATCACGATTGGTCTCAAATTCTTTTTTTCTTCGGTAATATAACGAACCCTCGTCATCCGAACTCCCCCATTGACCCTCAATAGCCTTGGCGTATTTTAACCCATAGGAATTACTCGCCTTAATTTCAGGTGAAGCCAATGGATCAGGAAAGTTGCCGTACCTTTCGTTTTCTTGTGGATTATCAAACATTTCGTGAGATAATAGTTATTCATGCAAATATACCAATTAATACAAGGTCAATACCCTAGGGTACTAGAGCTTATACCTTCTAAAGAACTTCTTCTCGCTAAAGTCCGACTGCTTTTTTTCTTGCTTGACTTTTTGCGCCCCCAATAAAGCAAGACCGCTTGAAATTGTTAAATCGTATTTTGTACGATTATCAATCTTAAACCCGATCCAATCTTCTAGGGTTCGAGAAAAATACATGTTACCAATACTCCCGTCGTTGTCGTTTGTTCCTACATAGTTGTGTATGTATTCTTCCACGGCTTGAGCATGAGCCTGGATGACATCCGCCGAGTTAGACGGAATACCCTTGGTCTTTACATTTACTCGGGCAGAAGTAGAGGTAAGGTGTTGGGGTCTATCCATGATGTAACCATCATATCCTCGTTGCTCAAAATATCGAACGATACCATACTTGTTATTTTCTATGAGCAGTGGGTATCCATAGAACACCGAACACATTAACACATCCTCGTAAAATATTTTTGCTAGTGGGGGTCTTGATGCATATTCGACCACAAACATATTAGAAGGGCAGGCAAGGTTGAACTTGTTGTAAAGATGCATAGCACCTTTAGAACCTCTACCATCAAGCGTAGCATCGAGGTCGTAACTATCGACCCCGCCAACACCGATATGAGCATTTCCAGGTTTCTTGATACCTCGCTCTATAACCATGTTGTTTCGCATATCGGCTGGGGGAAGCCAAGATATATGAAACCGCCCATTAATATCTGGGTTAAAGACAACCTTCGTGTCTTGTACTCCGTCTTTCCAAACAAAGTTACCTCTTACAATTGGATTAGGAAAAAGGTTGTCGTTATAACTTATCTGCTCATATATCTTCGTAAGATTAAAAAGAGACCCCTGGATACTATCACGAAAGGCTTCGTCCTCGGTAAAAGGAAACTGTCGGATAACCTCGTTTAATTCCGAATGGTCATTTTTTAAAGAGTCTCTTTCGTTTTTCAAGAATGTCTTTGCACCTATATCGATCAACTCTCCGTCAATGCCTTCGATGGGTTGGTCCGGGTCGTCAATTACCGGATTTCCGTATATATCAAAAAACCCTTCGAGTGCCTCATAGGAAGGAATGAATATTCTATATAGACCCGATCGAGTCCTTCCGTTTTTATTTCGTTGGTAGGGACTGCTATCTTGCCAGAGTTCTTTATATTCTTTTCCGCCCTTATTCATTGGATTCACAGTAGAACCCATCAAACATTTCCCGATCACCCTACGACCTACAATAAGACATGTTCTTTGGATACGCCACGCCTCACGGATGTCGGTAGGCTTCTCCCACTTACCTGCCTCATCTAAATAAAGCATGTGTAGTTTTTCACCATCGTAAGCATTATTGGTTGTGTTCTTCCAATTGATTATGGTGTTTAGGGCTTCGCCTTGTTGAGAGGTTTTATTCTTCTTGGTGATTCGCTTTGCAGGTTCTCGGAATGCGAGCTCCATACGAGGGTTGGTCGTACCATCTTGAATAGGCTTGAAAAAGAATGGGTAGGATTTAAATATTGAAACAATCTTCTTCATAAAGATATTTTCTTGAGCATCCTTACCCGTCTTGGATTGTAGCCCAAGTAATTTTTCCTTTACCTGTGTACCCTCATCGACTAGCGTACAAGCACTCATATTTGTATATCCACTACGGCGACATTTGGTATATACTTGACCCAGTGATCGGGGGTCTACCTCACATGCTTTTTGGTGAACGAAAAGTCTTTGTTGGAATTCCAAGTAGTAGGGATATCCAATATCTAGTTTCGACCATTGGAGCATCATGTAGTGCCTCCCTGTTATATAGGTGGGTACACCATTATTCATAAACCACACCCCATTATTTCTACGCTCAAATTCTTGTTGGATATATGGGAGGTATGTATTCCTAAACTCTTTAGGCATTTCCAACCATTCGTCCATCGATCTTATTCGAGACATTTCTTGAGGCATAGATATTCTCTTCCAACACTGATCCTCTTTAGGAAGGTTAGAAAATAAAATAGTTCCCATATCGGGAACTTTAGGGAGTTGTATATATAGACCGGCAAGTTCTATGATGTCGCCTTCGCTATCGTTTGCACAGATATTAATTACGGAATCATCATATCCTTTAACCTCTTTTAATCCAGCCATTACTCTACTAGCATTCTATCAATTTTGTCCGGGTCAAATTTACGGACACGAAGCAACCGCTCCTTTTCTAATTGCCTTGCCTTTGCGTATTCCTCCGGTGTACTGTCTTGACCGAGTTCGGTAAACATCTTTGCATTACGGCGTAACACACAGTCGATTACTTTTTTTGCGATCGGGTCTGTAATATAACTCATGATATAAAGTTATTTAATTAAATACTTACTACCTCCATCCCAAGGAATCCATGGAATGTCTATTCTTTTTCCTTCCCAACTTTTGAAATACTCTTCGTTGTCTACTCCGAATATTTTTTTTTGGTATATGATCAGATGGTTAGGTGCCGGGTTGTTTTGCAAAAATTGTTGCCTAACATCTAGGGGACACTCGGACAATGCCCAAGTAGAAACAAACAAGGTGTTTTCCACTCGGTTTCTTGGAAGCGAGTAATTCGATGTGCATCTTACATTAAAGCCTTCTAGATTAAATCTTTGAACACGAGAAATCTCTGGAAGGTCATAAATAATGTAGTCGCCCGTATATCCCATTTCTAAAACAAAACGAGCAAAATCCCCGGCACCACCACCCAACTCAATGATTCTATCGAAATCATTGATTCTTTTGTGAGTGTTTACCTCATAGGTATTGTAATGATGAAAGCTCTTAAGAGCATGTTTTGAAAATCGATATCCGTCTACTAAAACGGAATCTTCAAAGAAAAGTGTAGAGTTCGATCCAAATCCATTGCGACTATTACCATATCCCTTTTTGCCTTGGGTCATGGCGTAGTACCAATCGTAATCTTTATTTTTAAAATTACGAGCGTGATCAGTATACTCCTTATACTCCTTGACCTCAAATAGAGGTATCTGCCGAATAGTGCTGTCTAAACGGAATGAGTTTAAGGAAACCTCTCCTATCTTTTTTCTTTGTTCATCCCAGAAACTACTCATATCGTTTGAGTTTCTTCTTTAATTCTTTTATGTGTAAATATTCTCTCCTAATAATATAGGAAGACATTATTGCTACAAGTACTAGGCTAATCATTTTCTATCCCGTATTCTTCGAGGTCTCTATTACACAATTCAATTATTGACTTCATTATCTCCTTTTCCTGTTAAGTAAATAAAAAATACTGCCAAGAGATAAGTCAGTATTATTACTATCCATTTAAATTCTATCATTTCTCTTTGGTGTTAAAGGTTAATAACGCCAATAATCTGTTATACTGGCAAAAGTTAGTTTTATATGTTGTTGCGTATGATTTGATGTTTTTTCCCTTCATTATATGCCTTAACATCCTTTAATGGTGGGAATTCGCATCATCTCATTTGATTTATTGCGTATCGCGATTTGAGATATTTTACACTTTGTCACACTATTACCTTACTTATGTGACAACATTGTAAGGTTATACCCTTACTTGCAAATCACGAATCTTCTCTATGTTCTTCTATAACCCATTTGAGTTGAGCCAACTCTTCCGTAGTTAAAGTGTTAATCATCTCTACTCTTTTTTGAAGAGCTGAAAACAATTCACTCGTCTCTGGATCAGAGTCAACTTTGTCCAATGGTTTCTTTATCATGAACTCGATCTTCTTTTCGAGGTTGTTCATGAGCTTCTTCACATCATGCTTGTAGAGGGTAGTCCCCTTGAAATCATCCATAGCATCGAGGGATGCTTGGTAAAGTACGAGCAGTTTTACTGCATCTTGAAATACTTGGTACTTTGTCTTCACTGACATAGGATTTAATTTAATTGGTTAACATTCATTCGCACAAGCCTCTATACAAGCATCGCAGCAATCGCACAATGTCTCGATGTCTTGCTCGTGTTTTTCTCTATATGGGCAGGTGTGCTTGTAGTCTAAAGAACCACAACTACACATCCCCGTTGTTATCTTGTAAGTCATAATCGTCCCAATATAAGAAGATGTATCGAGGGTCTCTATTTAGAAAACCTTTCTGCGAATCCTCCTCCGTAATCTTTTTCTTCCGAGATTTCTCCACTGCTCTTTAAATCTTTTACCATTTGCTCTAGGCGTTGTCTTTCTATGATCAGTTCCTTACAATCCACCGCCGTTTGCTTTATAGATTGTAATTCGGCTTTTCTTTGTGTACCACCAATCTCTGGATCAATTGGTTTTCTGATCTCACCAATCATATTCTCTATAGCCACCTCCATGCTCTTCATGAGTTTTTCGGAAGCCCCGATCGTTGTAAATTCCTTTTTAGCCATATACCAATTCTAGATCAGACATACGCATCCTCCAATATGGTGTACCATCGATTTGGATTTCGTAGTCCGAGTGCTTTGAGAATCGTACCCGATCTCCCTTACGCAAACCATTCTCCACCATCTCACTAGTCAAGAAGGTCACAATGCCTTCGGAAGCAAGTTCCTCCTCAAAACTTACAATCTCTAAAATATCGCTCTTCAACTTTTTCTCCGGGCGTATTGGCTCTAGGAGTACCCAATTAGATAATGGATGTATTTTTCCCTCCTTATCCTTGTAGGCGAATGCCTGGGAATTAATAGAATCGCTAGGATGATATCTAACTTCGTAGACATCATCGCCATCAAAAACCGCTATACGCTGTGTTTTATCCACCACAACATGGTGATGGAAGTAGATAGTATCTCCCTTTTCAAATGGGCAGTCATACTTAATAGGAGTGCCTAGAACTTCGCCCTCCATAACCCTATGAGCAAACTCATCGAACTTTGTCTCTAGATATAGTTCCTCATCATTTACTTTGATTGTATCCTTGAAACGCTTGGGTATACGCACAAGGATAGACTTCATCATTTTCACTAGAAATTCAAATTATATTCAACTACGACGGGGAGACCTTCTATGTTCTTCCATAACATAACCCCCTCATCTCCTGTTAAATATATTAAATATCTTCGAATATTATGTCTTATTAAATATTTTTCATCAACAACGATACTGCTGATGACCATCTTCCCAACCTTCATACCTACATAGTAAGCCATAGCATCCTTGGGATTGATGCCCACGATAATCTTTCTGATCATACAATTTAATTTAGTTTATTGATCCACCAATCAATAGTTCCCTCTTCGGGCTTATTATCTTCAATTTCCTGGCATATCATCCCGTCCAAAAAGTCGAGACCAGTGATCAGCACCTCATCCGTTGGTGCTTGGGCATCATATATTGCTTCAACACGATTTGTTGTCTCATCGTACAACCCCGCCATCGCAATAAATACCACATCGTCATCGAGCTCAAGTTCCTCCGCAACTGCCCTCAATGTGCCTAGCACATCGTTACACAGTAGTAAAAATTCTTCTCTCCGACTTTGATGGTCGTCCATTTTCCCGTAGATTTAGTACCTGAAGCAAATATAACTTATATATGAATAGAAGTGTTGAGGTAGCCATCGATTGGAAGCTCTATAATGAAGAATACGGACTCACTAATTCCAGGGAGCGTAAGAATGTAATCTATAAATATGCATACATAAATGCATGTAAGCCATTCTTCGGTTGCTCGGAATTGGGAAGAATCACCGGCTATAACCACGCCACCATACTTCATGCGTGGAGGGTACACGATACCAACCTATTGTTCTCACCCGACAGTGAGTTCTACTCGGAGGTTTATGAGATCAGCAAGAATAGACTCGACTCTGCTATTGGGGAAAAGGTTGACCCCCTTTTCTTTTTAAGCAAACGAGACCTGATCTCAATCATAAGAAAGATAGAATCGACAATGTCGTTAATACCGATAAACAACCTAGAACCGCAAATCACATTTAGCCATGCCGAAGAGCCATGTAGCACCAACGAAGCAGTTCCGGGAGTTTAGCAAACAACCCGAGCGGTACATAAAACAAAACCACCTCAAAAACATCTCGAAGGTTTACAGGGGGTTTAAGGAGCAGTACGATATCTCTAGACCAGAGATCGAGTTTATGCTCTTTATCTACGACCTCGAATTCTTCACCATCGATTGGGTATGCGATCAGTACGGGCAATCTAAAAAACAACTGCCCGGAAAAATACTCTACCCCCTCCTCAAAAGAGAATACATATACAAACATTTCGATAAGCTCACCCCAAAGAAGGATGTCCTTGGGCAAATGTTTAGATCAGAAACTAAATATAATTATCGTGTGCGCTATGCCCTCGCTCAAAAAGGAAGGCTCATGGTACAACGATTCTATAACGAACTATGACATCCCTAGAAATACCACAGTCCCTAAAAGACTTTTGTTGGGACATCCTCAAAGAAAACAACCTCGGAGAAAGACATTCTTTCAATGGGAGCAAAGAAGAGCAGTACATTGGTCTATTAGGAGAATATATGACCGCTCTGATCCTACAACTCCCAGTCGAATTTAAACCCGGGTTTGACGGGGGTTACGACCTTCTATATAATGGGTACAAGATCGATGTCAAAACAATGGGGAGGACAGTAGACCCCAAACCTCATTATGTAAACAACTTCGTAGGATACCAAGAGAATCTAGAATCCGACCTCTTAATCTTTTGCTCTATAAATAAAAAGACTAGCGTGTATACACTATGTGGTTGGATATTTAAAACCGAATTCCTAGAAGTAGCCGATTACTTCCCCAAAGGAGAAAAAAGAAAAAGGGATGATGGATCAGTACTCACTACCCAAGCTCCCCTTTACGAAATCAAGAACTCTCAATTAAGAACAGTTCATACAAACAAGATCAAGTCTCCTGACTCGACATCGTCCCAGAAGTCACAATAACATTGACCCCCTTCTTGAGCACAGTCGCACATAATTCCCCCATTAAAAATTAGACATAATATCCCCTAATACAACTTCCTATACCAGGGTGCAATCTACATACTTGGTTTTGCGGTGGCTCTCCAAAGCCAACCGCCATGCTAGTATGCTTGAAGCATTTCAAAGTTACAACTTTTTTTTGATATAATCAAGTACCAATCGAGACAAAATATTTCTTGTCTGGCTTAACTGCCCCAACCAAATTCCAGCGATCAGAAGACGATCCGAATATTAATTAGAGTCCTAAAGATCGGGGGGATTATACGCTATATGATGACGAGCGCGAGTGAGAACCGAAACGATAATCCAAACCCACCCCCTCGATGCTCCGCTCCGAATCTCAAAAACTTTTGGCGTTTTACCTACTAATGCGTTGTGGATCAGGCGTTTCTACCTCATCACCTATACCACTTGTTGAACTATAAGACCGCATCATGTTGAAACCTAGTACATTGCGAATCTAGGGCGCGTACCCCTAGCAAGTTGACAATCACACCCCCCTCCCTTTCGGTATTGAGAATATATCTAACTAGGTATCACACGCTTACCCCCTTGTGTGTAAACTATCGCTTCGCATACCAGGGTTCAATGCGTTGATTCATAGCTCGTTAAATTAAATCAAATCCTCTTGGGGAAAATGTCGGTGCGCCTATATGAATTTTATCCTATGTGTGCTATCTTAATGGTGTACCAATCGGTGCAACGCTCTTTGACATGTGGGCATTTTTCTAACCATCCATGAGGGGTTCTCCTTCAT